AGATGTAAAGATAATATAACTGTAAATGCAGGAACAATAGCAGGAGAGTGGAAAACTATGTCCGAACTATTTTTGAATGTATATCTAATGTGTCAGGGAAGCCCATCAGCAACACCAGACCAAGCAGCAGTTAATGTTACTTTATCATTTTCACCATATAAAGAATTGACAAGATTTACTAATTCCGAAGAAGGATGGGCTGCACAATGTGGAACAACGGTTGACCAAAGAATGGTTAGACAATATGGTGAAAACTTATTAGAACCAGCACCTATTATGGATGGTGACATTGTTAAAACCAGTAAGGGTATACCTTTTGCAATGGTTCATCAATACGATAGAATACCGGAGTGGAATCAAATTATAACAAAAAAATACGAATAATGATTGTAGGTAAAGGTGATATCGCATCGGTTTTGAATGATAGAGAGGGGGCAATCTTTTTTGTATCAGGAGTTTCTAATAGTAATGAGACAAGAGAATCGGAATTTATGAGAGAGATTGAGTTATTGGACAAACAAGATAAAAGTAAATGCATATTTTATTTCAGTTCAATTGCACTAGATGACTTAAGTAAAAATAGTGAATACCTTCAACATAAAAGAAGAATGGAATTATTAGTTAAATCTAATTTTGAAAACTATAACATTATTAGAATTGGTAATATCACATGGGGAAGCAATCCAAATACATTTATCAATTATATCAAAAACAAAAAGAGTAAAGGAGAACCGGTTGAAATAAAAGACGAATACAAATATGTTATAGATAAAGAACAATTGATTTTATTAACAGATAATTTACCATTAAAAGGTCAAAACACAATATGTGTGTTTGGCAGAATGGCAAAAGTTGCAGAATTAGTATGATAGAAATTGTAATTTGGATATCACCAACTGACATTGATGATTTAGAAAAAACTTTGAATAGATTAAATATTGGAAAAGATTATCTAACAAAAGAACAATGTGACAATGTTAAATTTAATGTTGTTATGTGTGTTTCCGATGAGATAATTGACTGGAGTAAAAGTAGTGTTACCATTAAAGAAGTTACTGAAAAGTTTTTAGGATTAAAACCATTAACGGATTGGTCATCTCCTGGTATTTTTGAAACTACAACTACTATTAATGGTTGTACCTCAATGAGAAGGTTATCAGGTTATTCCGATTCAAACTATTACATATGGTTAGATACCGACATAATATTTCATCCACTCACATTGGTACATTCAATCAACTCAATAGACATAATAGAAGGTGCCGGAATTACTAAATTTGTATCTATTCCGGAAATTGTAAGACAATGGGATTCTACATGGGATTGTTTGGTTAATGAAAAATTTATAACTAAACCAATAGGATATCAGGCAACAAATAATCCACATGTTGATGCATCTATTTATGATGACCCAACTTTGGAAGAAGTCCATAATAATGTTCCAGGTCAACCATATATGAAATTTGGTGGTGGATGGTTTGCATTGATTTCAAAAGAACTAATGAAGTCAATTCCTTTCCCAGAAAACTATGGCCATTATGGATTAGACGATACATACTTAATGTGGGGTGCGGAATTACTAAAAGACCCAATGATAAAGCAATTCAAAATAAAGAACATTGTTGTATGTGAAAACTACTTTGATAGGACTACTACTTACAAAGGTGAAATACAATTTATAGACAAACGAGAGGAGTTTAAGAAGTACAATGAACAAATGTTTCATATTGGTTTAGAAAATCTATTAAAGAATAAATAATTTAATATTTATATCCGTATACAAATATAAAATATGAAATTTGAAATAACACATCCTAAGATTTGGAAAAAATTGGCAGAAAAGAATATTCCAATGAAAAATAAAATTCAAATCTATGAAAAATTAGGTGGAGCATATAGATTTGGTCAAGATGGTGGCGAACAAGTCTATAATAAAATGACTGAATTACTAAAAAGTAGAATGAATATCAATGAAGGTCCTGAAACACAAGACCACGAAGTGTCTATGGCAGGTGGCCAATTAGACGATATCATTCGCAATGCAACCGAATTGAAAGGTAAAGTAGGCCAAGAAGAAATAAATCTACCAGGTTGGATTCAAGACCATATTTCACAGGCAATGCAATTCATTAACCAAGCCAACACAGGCTATCATAAATTAGGAGAAAAATAATGGAAAATTTGTATTCAGTATTAATTACGGCAATAACCGTATTAGGTGGCACAGGAGCTTGGAGATATTACGAAAAGAGAGCACTAAATAAAGATAGAGACGATGAGTTTATCAGACACGATTGTAAAGACCGTATCTCTAAATTAGAAGCATTATTAGAATCGGCATCAAAAGAGAAAGACGACCTTCGTAATATGGTATTAGAACTTACAAGAGAAGTAGCAGCATTGGGTGTTAAAGTTGAATTCCTTACAAAAGAGAACGACAAGTTAGAAAAAGCAGTACCAAAGACAAAGATTAAGAAACAACTAAATGGTTAATTTACTTAAAGAATTCTTTTTCGGCCAACGATTTGCAAAGTTAGACGGCCGTAATATTGAATTGGGTAAAGTTTACGGAAACCCAATGGTAAACGCATTCACACCATTGCAAGAAGCCGAAAGTAATAAAAAATTAAGAGTATTTGATTTTGACGATACATTAGTTAAAACAAAATCTCACATATACATTACACATGGTGACGGAAAAAAATCAAAACTAACTCCTGGTGAATATGCAATATACGAACCAAAAGATGGAGACAATTATGATTTTTCAGATTTTGAACAAGTTAAACAACCACAAGAAATTAAAGGTGTTACTAAATTATTAAAAACAGTTGCAAGAGCGGAGGGTGAAAGAAAGGTAGTAATACTAACTGCAAGAGCGGCCTACAAACCTGTTAAAGATTATTTAAAAGATATTGGATTGGAAGGAATTTATGTAGTTGCGTTAGCATCAAATAATCCACAAGACAAAGCAGATTGGATTGAGGATAAAATTAAAGCAGGATATAATGATGTCTTTTTTATAGATGATTCTCATAAAAACATTAGTGCAGTAAATAAATTAAAAGACAAATATCCTGATATCAAAATGAAGGTTAGTCATGTCAAACACGATATACCTGCACCACCAAAACAATCCGATATGAAATCACAAAAAGATAAGGATACAACAAAAAAAGTTGAACCTAAAAAAAATGATATGAGTTTGAAATCTCTGTTACCAAAAAAAGATTTGGACAAGACTATTAAAAATCCAGAAACGGGTAATAAAATCAAAATCAAAACAGCATTAGGATACGATAAAACTAAACCAGCATATAAAGCGGCACAATTCGCATTAAAAAATAAATAGTTATGATATACCTTTTCACAGGTCAACCGGGAAGTGGTAAAACTACTCTGGGTAAGAAGTTACAAATATGGTTACAAACTGATAAGAAAAATTGGAGAAAATCCGTATTTCATATTGACGGAGACCAATTAAAAGAATTATTTCCAAACCAAGACTATTCCAAAGAAGGGATATATAAGAACATCAATAAAGCTTTTGATATAGCAAAGTTTTTAGACGCATCAGGGAACGATGTTGTAATAAGTTTAGTTAGTCCTTATAAAGAATTAAGAGAGAAATTTAAGTCTCAATGCAAAGTACAAGAGATATATTGTCATACCAAAAAAATCAGAGGTAGAGAGGATAAGTTTGCATTAGATTACGAACCACCAGTAGAATTTTATGTAGATTTGGACACAACGGAAAATCCAGATGATACATTTAAAAAATTATTAAAAATAATTATTTGATATACTTATAGTTACAATTAAATAGTTATTAGTATGGAAAATGAAGAAATTGAACAAGAAAGTTTTTTCCCAAATTTACAACAAAAACCTAGAGGTAAGAGAGGAGTTGGTGCAAGACCTTTAATGGAATCCCAAATCAGAGCAGCACAAGAAAAGTCTCGTTCGGCATTTGAAGCCGCAAGAACATTAGGTGTATCTTATAACACATATAAGAAATATGCAAAGATGTATGGTGTATTTGAAGATTTAAAAAATCCATATGGTATTGGTATTGAAAAGGCCAAAAAAATAAAAAACAAAAAATATCACATTGACGATATAATTGATGGTAAACACATGCACTACCCATTACATAAGTTTAAGAATAAATTATTTTTAAGTGGATATATTCCAAAAATTTGTAGTAGTTGTGGGTTTAGCGAAGAAAGAATTACGGATGGTAAAATGCCATTGTTAATTGACTTCCTTGATGGAAATTTGAATAATAGGAAGTTGGATAATATCAGAGCATTGTGTTATAATTGTTTCTTTTTATTAATTGGAGAAAGAAATGTAAAACATTGGTATGCAGCAAATGGTGGTCAAATCACAGAGGCCGAAGAAAAACTTTTGGAAAGTTAAAGAATTTTTCGTATATTTATATATAAACAATAAATTATGGCATATTCAGATAAAGTTTTAGACCA